AACGCAAAATTATTATTAGCTAACAAATTGTTCAGAGCTCATAATATGACTAACGAACAAAAAATTAAAGTTATCGAAACTTTGGATAGAACTAAATCAGTAAGAGAGGTTAAATTGGTATTCTCTACATTAGCAGAGAACTTCAAATACACTTCAACTACTAACAAAACAACTAAAAAATCTATTTCTGAAGGAATCGCTAGTAAGGTAACAAAATCTACCAAACCAGCAGTAGCTAAAGCAGTAATTACTGAAAGCACTCAAATTTCTGATAGATTTAAGAAGTTAGCAGGTATTATTAAATAATTCATAACAAAAACAATTAAAAGTACATAAAATGGACTTAAAAAAATTAATGAACGGCGCAAACCCACAAAGCGTAATGCTTGAGCAAACTAGAGGTTTGAAAGCAAAATGGGAAAAAACAGGTTTGTTAGAGAACGCAGGTTCTGAAACAACTAAGCATGGTATGGCAGTAATGTTAGAAAACCAAGCAAAACAATTATTAGATGAGGCAACTCGTACAGGTACTGCAGGTGGTTCTGAAGAGTGGGCTGGTGTAGCATTACCATTGGTAAGAAGAATCTTCGGTTCTATCGCAGCAAAAGAATTTGTTTCGGTTCAACCAATGAACTTACCTTCAGGTCTTATTTTCTACATGGATTTCAAATATGGTTCAAACCCAGCTGGTAATCCAAACTTTACTGGTTCTTCATTGTTCGGTAATGGTGGTACTTTTGGTAAAGATTCTTTATCTCCAGCAGGTAACAAATTAGGTTCAACTCAAGTAGCTGAAGGTGGTTTGTATGGTGCAGGTAGATTTGGATACACTATCAACGACAAAACTGCAGCAATCACTTCAACATTTGCTTCTGCATCTTTAGCAGATATCGATTACGATTTAACTTCAGGTTCAGTTTCTGCATCTTTTGCAGGTAACACTTTGAAGAAAGTTGTAGTTGCATTGCCAGCTGACGCAGATTTCAATGGTGTTAGAGCTTTCGAACCAACTTTATTGACTGGTTCTGTAACTGGATATTTCCCTGAATACACAACTAAGAATGGTTCAAATGTTGAGTTCGTAGTAGCTGTAACAGGTTTATCAAACTTAACAACTGTTGGTGTATCTTTGGATTACCACGTTCAACCAACTGATATCTCAAGAGGTGATTTTGAAGATAGAGGTACTGATTTAGCAATCCCAGAAATCGAATTAGAATTGAAATCTGAGCCTATCGTTGCTAAGACTCGTAAGTTAAAAGCAATTTGGACTCCTGAATTGGCGCAAGATTTGAACGCATACCACTCTGTAGATGCAGAAGCGGAATTGACTCAAATGTTAAGTGAGTACATCTCTTTAGAAATCGATTTAGAAATCTTAGAAATGTTACAACAAAACGCTTTCACAACTGACTACTGGTCTTCTAAAGTAGGATACGATTGGACTGGAAACGGTTTCGCTATCGATTCTTCTGCAGCAGCAGCTTCAGCATACACAAAATCAACTTGGTATCAAACTTTAGGTATTAAATTACAAAAAGTTTCTAACAAGATTCACCAATTAACAATGAGAGGTGGTGCAAACTTTATGGTTTGTTCTCCTAACGTTGCAACTATCTTAGAATCTATGAACGGATTCTCTGCTAACCCAGGTAAAGATGCGTTGACTTTCGCAGCAGGTGTAACTAACATTGGTTCTATCTCAAATAGATACGATGTTTACAAAAACCCTTATATGACTGAAAACGTTATCTTATTAGGTTTCAAAGGTTCTAACTTCTTCGAAACAGGTGCGGTTTACGCTCCATACGTTCCGTTGATTATGACTCCTTTAGTGTACGACCCAACTAACTTTACTCCACGTAGAGGTGTTATGACTCGTTACGCTAAGAAAATCGTAAGACCAGAATTCTATGGTAAGATTATCGTTGGTGGTTTAGAAACTCTATAATCTTAGGATTAGATAAGTAATAAACTTAGAATAAATGAGAAAGAGTGGATAGAAATATCCACTCTTTTTTTATTTATATATTTATATGTAAATATAATTGGAATAATATGTCTTTAAATTTAAAATGGCCCGGCAGTGGTTCAGCAATTGTAGCATTTTCCGGCTCAACAACATCATCAATGGGATTAACTCCTTTTGGTATATATGATTTAGACCGTGATTTTTATACAGATGCACCAAAAACCGCTGGATGGTGTGCAAAACGATTGGGTTATCCGATTGTTGATGTTGAAATGATTGATGAACAATTTTACGCTTGTTTTGAAGAATCCGTATCGGAATATTCAGCACAGGTAAATCAATTCAACCTTAGAAACAACTTAGATATTTTAAAAGGACAACCAAAAACGGCTAGAGATAACTATTCTCAAACGCTTGTTGATGGTTCGTTTTTACCAACTACAATTAGAATGTCCCAACAATATGGTACATTGGCTGGCGTTGGTGGTAATACATCTCAAAAGAAAGCATATATTGAATTAACTCCAGGTCAACAAAAGTATAATTTGATGAGTGCATCGGTTGATATCGAAAGTTCATCATCATTTACAACCATATTTCAAGGACCATCTACGATAGATGTGGTAAAGGTGTTTTACGAAGCAACTCCTGCAATTCAAAGATTCTTTGACCCATATTCAGTTGGTGGACAGGGTACGTTAAATTTAATGGATGAAATGGGATTTGGTTCATATTCACCGGCAGCACAATTCTTATTAATGCCTCTATATGAGGATATGTTAAGAATACAAGCTATTGAATTTAATGACCATATTAGAAAATCACATCATAGTTTTAATATAGTTAACAATATAATTGAAGTATTCCCCGTACCAAGAGCTGGACACGGACCTACTCGATTGTATTTTGATTATATGAGTAGAGATGAATTTGAACATAATTCACAAACCATTCAGTCGGATTCACTTTCCGATTATTCCGATATTCCATATGATTTCATACAATATAGTAAAGTTAATGATGTTGGTAAACAATGGATTAGAAAGTACACATTAGCATTAGCAAAGGAACTCTTAGGAGCGATTAGAGAAAAATATAGTTCAGTACCTATACCGGATGGAGAAATATCCTTAGATGGAGCAGCATTGAGAGCAGAAGCGCAAGTGGAGAAGGATATGTTGGTAACTCAACTTAGAGAAAACTTAGAAGAGTTAAGTAGAAAGAATGTGATGGAAAATAAGGCACACGAATCAGACCATCAGCAAGAAATGTTGAGAAAAGTTCCTTTAAAAATATATGTAGGATAATATGGCAAAATTCGTATCAAATAGAGATGTAGCCTTCTTCAAAGGAATAGCAAGAGAATTGGTAGATGATGTAATACAAAATGCTTTAGTTTTATTTAAAATAAACCTAAATGAAACAAAAGTTAATATTTACGGAGAATCTATGAATAAGAGTTGGTATCCGGGGGTTGAAGTATTTGGATTAATAGATAAAGAACCTGAAACAGCTACATACGAAGGATTTGGTGCAGATACCAATCAATCTATAACTTTTAAATTAGATAGATGGATGCTTGAAGAAAAAAATATATACCCAGAAATTGGCGATGTTATTTTTTGGAATGAAGCATATTTTGAAATCGATAATACTAATGAGATACAGATGGCAGGTGGACAAACCTATAATAATTTCAGTATAGTTTGTTCAACTTTTATGGTATCAAAATCTTCGTTAAACATAGAACATAGAATAAACTAAGAATATGTCAGTAAATCCATTAAAGGCCAGTAATAATAGGGCAAACGAAATAAAATCTGCAAAGGGTGATTTGAAAAAAAGTGTAACTCTCTTTGATATAGATTATGCTATGATGTCTTATTTGGAGGATACTGTATTGCCTACTTTATCTGATAGTAATGGCAACGCAGTTAAAATCCCCGTAATATATGGTAATTCGGAAAGATGGAACGGAGCGAGAAGACAGGGCATTTTCAGAGATGTAAAAGGTAAGATTCAATTGCCACTATTAATGATTCGTAGAACATCGATTGCAAAGGATGAAACTATGCCAATGCAGAATAGACACGTTTCATATCCAACTATTACAAAATACTCAAAAGATAATAGATACGATAGATTTAGTGCATTAGGCGGAGCAGCAAGACCTAAATACGAATTATTCAATATTGTAATGCCCGATTATGTAGAGGTAAATTATGAATGTATGGTTTGGACATCGTTTACAGAACAATTAAACGAAGTAATTGAACATCTTAATTTTACATCATCATATTGGGGTGATAAAGAAAAATATAAATTTAGAGCATCCGTATCGGAGTTTAATGTTATAAACGAAGTAGGGGAAGGCGCCGAAAGAATTAATAGAGTAGAATTTTCGCTTAATGTTAAGGCATACTTATTGCCAGAAACATTCGATGGAGAATCCACTACTAGAAAATCAATGTCTGTTAAAAGAGTGGTTGTTGCAACTGAAACCGATGTAACCGGAAATGGTAGATTGGAGGGAATATTAGCAACATCATCTCCATATTATGATAATAAAGATTTGATTGATTTCTTATCATTGAATAATAGTAAAGTATCGAAACCAATAGCAAATAATACAATAACGTTTAGTGGAATAAAACTTATAAAAGCTCCTACTCAATTAGAATCGGTAGTTAGCTCGGGAATTTCAGTAGGTGGACAAATGTATGATATTAAAGTTTACATAAACGGAACGAGATATTATCAAACTTCACATTTTACAGTTGGAATTACAATAAATAGTTTAACAATAAACTTTATTCAAGCTAATTTAGGATTTGTAGTAGATAGTAACGATGAAATTATTATAACAGGTAAATTTATCGATATTACATAATGAAACGAAGTCTATTAGATATAACTCAAAAAATGTTTAGGAAACGTATAATGGCAGTTTTAACTCCTAAAGATTTAAATCATTCCGATTATTGGATTTACGAAGCATCCGGTTATAAATTAGTAGATGTATTGCGTGAAATCGAATTTAGAAAAACACAAGATAGATTATTAGTAATGATAAATACACAGGGAATATCACCAAGAGATTATATAGTTGAAGTGGGTAGTGGTGGATTAC